CATGATTGTAAAACTCTGCTTTTTCAATTCATCTAGGAAAGTTCCTGCGATACTTATCGGAGTGGGTTCGGCCATGATATGTATTTAGCATTCAATGAATCCAATATAATCCAATCCAATCTGATTAAGGCATCGATTAATTTCATCGGTAATCACCTCTTCTCTTACATAATCTGGTTGGTTAGACATGGTACCAGAACAATACCAATTCATATAATCTTCATGAAAGATATTAACCAGACTACGAATTTCGGCAACAATTTCAGCAGAAGATCTCCAAGAATATGAAGCGAGGACATCAGCATTATTGTCTACATAATAATCATTATTACAGAAGGCAGCATAGAAATTCTGAGCAAAGTAATCATCGATGAACCTCCCAAGGAATGAGGAATTCTTCACTCTGTCAATCAGATCAGTATCATCGAAATGTTTTCTTGTCATATATTATTTTCCCGACCCAGACATAGACCTAAACCCAGACCCAGACCAAGACCCAGACCAAGACTCAGACCCAGACCTAGACTCAGACTCAGACTCAGACCCAGACCAAGACCAAGACCCAAACACAGACCAATACCCAGACCCAGACCAAGACCTAGACCAACCATCAGATCCAGACCCAGACCACACAACTCGTTTGAATCTTGATTTTTTTGTCATATATTATTTTCCCGACCCAGACATAGACCTAAAAGCCCAAGACCCAGACCTAGACGTAGACCTAGACCCAGACCAAGACCAAGACCTAGACCTAGACCCAGACCAAGACCTAGACCTAGACTCAGACCTAGACCAAGACCAAGACCTAGACCCAGACCAAGACCAAGACCCAGACCCAGACCCAGACCAAGACCACACCCCTCGTTTGTATCTTGATTTCTTTCTCATATATTATTTTCCCGACCTAGACCTAAACCCAGACCAAGACAACACAACTCGTTTGAATCTTGATTTTTTTGTCATAGTATCTCGTATCCATTATCTACTGTGTAGTAGACATTCTTGATTTCAAATTCAGCAATGGCTCGTTGACAACCCACACACGGTTTTGAGATTCCCCACTTACCTTCGTTCTTCACCCTACAAATATATAGGGAAGACTTCTTTAGTTGCCAGAGATCCAGATGTCTTAGAGCATTCTTGATGGTTGATATCTCGGCGTGAAGAAATATTCTGTGTTCGGTAGAGGCATACTTCTTCTGAAATGGTGAAGACTTATAGGATGAAGTTCCGTATGCCACAATCCTATTCTTATACTCCAGTGCAGCAGCTAGTTTGTAATTTGCCACCTTTGGAGTGAGTGCAGCAATCTCAGAAAGATCCTGAAGTATTCTCAGGATCTTCTGTTCAGTTTGCATAACCCCCAGACCAAGACCCAGACCCAGACCTAGACCAAGACCTAGACCAAGACCAAGACCAAGACCTAGCCCAAGACTCAGACCCAGACTCAGACCAAGACCAAGACCCAGACCCAGACCCAGACCCAGACCAAGACCTAGCCCAAGACCAAGACCTAGCCCAAGACTCAGACCCAGACTCAGACCCAGAGTACACAATTCGTTTTAATCTTGATTTCTTTGTCATATCGATATTGGTGTCAGATCCCCAATTCACGATTCGTTAACTAGACTTTTGTACATCATCTAGATGGCGTCTGAACTTACCTGTGAACGACCAATCCGTTCCTACTTACCCGGACCGAAGCTTTCAATGGCCTGAGTCTTAACAAACCAGCCACCAGTCGGCAGACCCTGAGCATCGGTGTAATCCACATCGGTGTATGCACCAGTCTCATATACAATACAAGCATCAGTCAGCTTAACATATGATGCAGTGACCTCGGCCACCGTACCAGCATAGATGTAGTTCGAGCAGAACAACATCACGCTCTGACCCAGAAAAGAAGTAATACCTTCACCAGACTCTTCAACAACGTTATTGAGATTTTTCATAATTTATTTTCCTTTTTGATACTCTTTAATTATACTACGGAGGCTACTACAAAGTCAAGTTTTATTTTACGGAAGATCAAAAGTATCATACCGATAATCATCTGCTTCGTTTTGATTGTACTGCTCAAAGTCATCCCGTTCGTAGAACTCTTCACAGGAGACATCATCAAAGTCGTCGTTCATATTCAAAGTATACCGCATCCCTCGGAGGATGTCAAGAGGAATCTGAAAATATGTTCTCTTGACAATCGAAGATCGATGCCCTATACTATATGTATGAATAAGAAATTCTCACCCGAACTTCACGACGAGTTCGATGTGTTTGGTCGGGAGATCGTGAAGAAGTTCATATCCAAGGCTTGGAAGCTGGAAGCCAGAGACAATCCGGATCAGTATGGTATTGATCTGGTCCTATATAAGAATGATACAATCGTAGGATATGCCGAGGTTGAGGTTCGGACCAACTGGAATGCCCTGAACTTTCCTTTTGATGAACTGAATGTTCCACTGAGGAAAGGTAAGCTGTTCAACAACGATCTTCCTTCGCTGTTCTTTTCGGTGAACCAACCGGGCACGGCATTGATGTACTGTTCGTCTGATCTGGTAATGAGATCTCGGATCGAGAATTCTCCCAACAAGTATTTGCGAACCGAACAGTTCTTCAAAGTTCCAGTAGAGAAAATGAAGTTTGTAATACTATAGGATAATATATGACATTCCCCACACTATATCATAAGACAAAGACTGGTGCCACAGTACAGTGGACAGTATGGACCGAAGGTAATCTGATCATGAGTGAACACGGTCAGATTGGTGGCAAGCAGATGTCATCGAGCAAAAAGGCTGAAGGAAAGAATGTGGGACGGTCCAACGAAACTTCTCCCGAAGCCCAGGCAGTGCTGGAAGCCCAGGCTATGCATAAGAATCGCCTCGACCGAAAGTACTCTTTGAGTGTTGAGAAGGCCCAGGAATGTCGTATGCTTCCTATGTTGGCAGGAGACTTTCAGAAACAGAAGCACAAGTTAACATATCCTGTGTATGTGCAGCCGAAGCTGGATGGATTCCGTTGCCTTGCCTTTCGTGAAGGTGATGATATCACTCTTATATCTCGTTCAGGCAAGACGTTCAACCTACCTCATATTGAGAAGGCCCTACTCATGATCATGCCAGATGATTCTATTCTTGATGGAGAACTCTATTGTCATGGAGTTTCTTTTCAGACCGTCGCCTCTTGGATCAAGAAGGCTCGTCCGGAGACTATTAGCATTGGGTACCATGTCTATGATGTTCCTAACGAAGACCCCTTTCATCTTCGTTGTAAGGAACTCGCTAGGTTGGCTCAGATCGCTCCTTCCAGTACTTATGATAAGATTCAATTCGTAGAAACCTCACTGGCTCTCAATGAGAATGCCGTCACTTTATTTGAACGAGCCAAGGTACAAGACGGATTTGAAGGAGCTATGGTCAGAGTAGATACTGGGTTATATGAATTCGATCATAGATCACAGGGTCTTCTGAAGGTGAAACAGTTTGATGATGCTGAGTTCATTGTAACTGGAGGCAAGATAGGTCGTGGTAAATTTGAGGATATGTGTATCTTTGAGTGTGTGACAGCAGATGGCGAGAAGTTTGATGTGATGCCACGGGGAACTGCATCAGAACGCAAAGATTATTTGCAGAACCTCAAGACCTATATTGGACATCCTCTCAAGGTTAAATACTTTGGGGTGAGCGAGGACGGTATTCCTAGGTTTCCTGTGGGTCTTGGATTTCGTCCGGGATTTGATTAATGTCATCTAATTTTAGAAATAAAAAGATCGTCGTACCAGGTACTAATACATTTTGGTGTATATTGTTGGGACACAAATGGACACCATGGAAATATACATCATTAAACTACATGAGTATATGTAATCGATGCGATGCAAGAATATTAAAACATTAAGATAAATAAAAAAAGGGAGCCAATGAAGGCTCCCTTTCTCTTTTTGTATTAAGTTAATTTTGATTTGCGCTTGGGATTATTGTCACCCATCATTCTCTGAGAAATTTTAGCAGAATGTTCAGGAGATCTTGGTTTACGAGGTTTATCTGATTTTTTGTATTTCATTCCTACTCGATTGACATTGCTTTCAGAGATCGCTTGGAATTGTTTTGGTGTATGAGATTCACTGAGTAATCGAAATCTCATTCCATAATAAGGCAAGTCTAACTTATTATTGTATCTCACAAACACCACAGGCGAAATTCCTTTTTGCCTACAGAACTCAGCGAGATTGGTTATTATTTGCAGTGATCCATCCTCGAAAATGATCTCATATTGTTTGCTATTCTTCTTAGCAGAATTCAGTTTAGCATTCTCATATGCAGGTTTTCCGTATAATGGATGATTCTTTCCTGCCAGTTTTCCTTTATTCGATCTTCCAATTTTCAACTTAGTCTCTTCTGTATGAGGAGTATTATGACCTCCCCCATTGATAATAGTTGGATTGTATATACCTGTTCCAAATCCATGACTACCATTGGTCCAATTCATACAACCTTCTTTGCCTATATTATTGTTTATATGAAATTCTTCAGCAACAAGAAGATCTTCATATGTATCAGTTACCTGAATAATAATTCGACTTAGGATAGATTTATTTTTGATTGATTTGACCCATTTACCTGAACCAAGATATCCATCATTGATATCAGTAGTGGAGTGTCGGCCTATGTAATATTTGCCAGAAGAAGCGTGGATGGTTTTGTAAATGAAGTGAATGTGTGAGGGATAAATATTGGTGGACATTTGACTAGCCTTTCTAGTTAAAGTGTTAGAGCCTAGAGAGTCTTGGAAACTCTCTAGGCTCATTGTTATTTAGTACGTGAAGTTTAGTACCTTACATTAGGTTTAAAACACGGATTTTTCTAAAATAACCATTACCATTGGCGGTAAGAGCACCAGGAGTGGTACCAAAGAAAGGATTACCAACAAGACCATAACGTGTCTTGAAGCCAATCTTGGGCTGGAAGGAGCTCGGATCGACTGCACGTACCTGCTGCAACGGTACATACGGACAGAAGAACATACCAGCATCATACGGAGACTTACCCTTGTAACCGACAACCATAAGATCATTGGTAGCAGAGTAGAAGTAGGGGTCAACGAATACCTTGTACTTGCCGTTTAGTGTACCAGCAAATGTGTCGGTGGATTCATCAACATTGAGATCTGTCTTGAGAGCAGGAGCATAATCAAGCTTACCTGACATAGCCAGAGCAGAAGCAACGTCTGAAGAAACAACAAGGAAGTTACCAGCACCACGACGAGTGTCCTTGGCAATGAAGTTAGCATCACGTTCGGCCTGGAACAGAAGACCCTTGAAACGTTCTACTGACCAACGGCCATCAGAATCGGTATCGAGATCGAATACACCAGGTGTGGTGGTATTCTTCTGGGCACCAATCTTCGCAACGTTATAGATGTTTCCCATAACTTCACGATTGATTTCGAACATGATTTCGTTGGAGAGGATGTTGGAGAGTTCAGACTCAGCATCGAGACCGTGAACTGCCTTCAAATCCTGCGCCATTTCGATTGTGTATTCTGACTTGAGCGCACGAGTCTGAGCTGTGACAGTTACCTTATCGAGTGTGAAACCCATTTCGTTCGGGGTCAGACCTTCACCGTTGAGTGTGGTCATACCGTTACCGAAGGCATAACCAGCGGCAAACGGATCTGTACCAGCAGCAGCAGGAGAGGTAGCACCAGAGAACGCAGAGTCTACAACGCCTGTGGGAGCAATGTACAGAGCTTCTGTATCATTAGTACCAACCTGGTTGTTAGTTGCACCAGCAGAGGTTGAGTAGCGTGACTTCATGGCGAAGATCAAACCAGTCGGCATCTGCATCGGCTGGACGCCACAAACGTCATACGCCATTAGCTGAGGCATTGCACGACGAACCAGGGCGATGAGGATAGGATCGAAACCACCACCAGTGGCAGCAGTACCCATCGCACCAGAGGCATCACCAGTAGGATAGGCTTCCTGGATGATCTGACTCTGCTTGATCGCTTCACGTTCCTGATTTTCGAGAAGGATCGCTGTTACCTGCTTGCGATACTTATCGTTGATGGGGGCAAGATCTGCATGATCCAGAACGCCTTTCCATTTATTTAGTAAATTTGTTGACATTTATTTCTCCTTGAAAGATGTTAGAACTATACTATTATTTATAAAAATTAAAATTTGAGGTTGCGAGAGATGGTATCTACATACTTAGACATGCGAGTATTTTCGTGGAGCAATTCCTCTTGAGGACCAGTTTCGGTCTCCAACTTGGTATCACTCTTTACCGCAGTCTTGGTGAATGCATTTTCCTTGATTACCGCAACTTTATTCTTGAAACTCTTCTCATCTTCAAAGGCTACATCTTCAGTTAGTTTCTTGAACTTTTCTACTTGTGTTGCTGTCAGTCCCTTGGATGATTCGAGGACTACCATTTCCTTGCGTTGTTTGTTGTACTTACTACGCAACTGAGCATTCTTTTCAATCTGTTCATTCAGCTTTTGTTCGGCTTCAGTTACTTTGGTTCCTAGTTCAACAACCATGTCACGAGTAGGAATATTTGTGAAATTGTACTGCTCATACATACCCTTCATATTGGATAGGAAGGCCTCCGCAATCTGTACCTTGATGCCATTTTCAAGAGCAATCTTATTGTTTTCTGCCCACTCTTCTGCAACATATGTCAGGTACTTATCAAGCTTGTTTGTGAAGGCTTCGGAGTATCCTTCTTCAGGAACAGCAGTCATCGGCTCTTCAGAAGAAGTACTTTTAACGAAAGACTTCAATCTGGCTACTGCTGTAGCATCTTTAGCCAAGAATTTTAGAATAGTTGTAAATGCATCCACAAATGGTTTCGCCATTTGATTATGATTTAGATCGTTGAAAGTGGCAACGAATGCAGGTTTCAACTTTGAGAAAGATGGTCCCATCAATGCACGGAATGCTTGCTTGAATTCATTATCCTTTGCAAGATCGGGGAAGTCAGCCAGAGCCATTACGGCAGGATCACTAGTGTCCTCGGCTTCCTCTTCATAAACTTCCTCGTCTTCTTCCTTAGGTTCATCGCCGTCTTTGTGTTCTTTCTTTTCCTGAGAAGGAGTTTCCTTGGCTTCGTGATCCTTCTCTTCGTCTTCTACTTCAGGATCTTTTTCATCATCGGCATCTTTATCTTCTGCTTCAGAATCCATTGCTTCGGCTTCCATCTTCTTCTCGCCGTCTTTCATCTCGTCTTCGTCGTCGTCGTCTTCTTTGTCTTCGTCGTCTTTTGCTTCCATACGAGTTGCAACAACATCTTCGAGCATCGCCGAGATCCGTTTCTTCGCATCTTCCTTGATGTCGTTACCTTCAAAGATAGCGTCGAAAGATAATTTATTTTTTGCCATGAGTTAATGTCTCCTGTTTTCTTGTATTATTATTTATATAAATTAAAGTTCTGACAGCCATTCTTGAAAGATGCGAATCTTCTCTTCCATCAAGTCGTTCTGTGAAACTTTATTGAGTCGTTTCTTTATTTGTGAAGCTTTCTTTTCTTGCAGTTTTCCATTGTTCCAGATCCATTCCTTCTCTTCCATAACAGCAGTTACGAATGCCTCAGGAGCCGAAGGATCAGCAACAATGTCAGCAGCAGTCATTAGTCTGAAGTCGGGTTGCACAATATTCTTGGCACCTTGCTGTTTCAGAGTTCCGACACCACGAGAAGAAACTCCCAGAGTCGCCCCAGCATCAATGAGTGCCTTGACGATATTACCATTGGGTGTTCCTAGAATTTCTGCTCTACCAATGAAGTTATTACCATCACGAGTCAGGGATCGAATCATATGAGACACTCGCTCCAACTGAATGGTAGGAGTTTCAGGATGACCCAGTTCACCATAGGCCCGATTGGTATCAATATGTTCTTTGCTATATCGATCTATTTCTTCGGAGAGAGTATCAATAGGATACTCTCTGCCATTACGATTCACCATATCACCCTGAATGAAGATACCTTCCAGAAAATACTTTCTGGCTCCATCTTTTCCTTCTGTGATTACCTTTACTGAATCGTGGACTTCTGTTAAGAGTTTCATTTAGACTTTGACAACTCCTTATAGATTTGAGTACTGTTGAGAATATCCGGTTGCACCAGACAAAGCAGGACCAGTCGAACCAGTCATAGAATAGAAACCAGTCGCACCAGAGTTATAGGTGCCAGTCAGAGGCTGCTTCAATACAGTCATAAGCACTGTGTAATATCCAGTTGCCGCAGTAAGAGAAATCTGACCAGTCTTACCAGCAACGGCAACATTGTTCCAAGCATATGCAGAGTAGTCTCGTTTGATTCTCATCTGACCACTACCACTTAGATTACAGATATTGACAGGAGAGGTGCCTACCCAGGCAAGAGTGATTGGTACCGATGCTGACCAATTGATAGATTCGATTGCAAGTTCGGCTGCAATAAGTCCAGTGGACCCACCAATAATACCTGTGGCACCTGCTGGAGACCAAGATCCTGTTGCACCAATTTGATTACCCACCCAACCAGTTAGAAACGAAGGATCAACAATAACAGAAGCAGATTCAGCAACATTCGAACCTGTTACCAATATGGTTGCTCTGTGTTGATCCTGTCGTAGAATTTGCGCTGTTCCGTTTAATGCCATATGGTGTCCTTAGTATTTCCTGATGATTTCTTGTTTCATATTATTCAGAATCTCAGTCGCCTTAGCATAAAGAATCTTACTAACAGGGCTTTCCAGTTTTGATGGTTGGTTCTTCTGTGTTGCTGTTAAGATATCTTTAATGTATTTATTCTCAGTGGATTTGTCCATATATGCTCCAATAATATTTATTGTTCTTCTTCAGGGGTTTCTGGAGTTTCGACTGGAGTTTCTTCTTCTGGAGGTGTACCACCACCTTCAATACCAGTTTCTGTTTCTCGTTCCTTCTCAGGATTAACCAGACCATTATCAATATCAATCTGTTCCATATCCTGATCGGTCTGCTTCAGGAAGTTCTGGCGAATATACTTCTGGGAGTAATAACCTTTACCCATGTCAATTGCCTGTTTTGCAACTTCCATTCTCCGAGAAATAATTTCGGATTCATTATATTCCATGAAGTGAGATTCACCACGGAAGTCATAGAAGATAAGATGTTTAAGTTCAGTTTCCCATTCATCAGGAGTGATGATCTCTTTGAGAATTAATTGTTTCCTGAGTAGATCCGAGAATATGACAGAGAATCTGGTTCTAAGTCGTTGAACAAACTTGAAGAACTTAATTTCTTCTCTGTTAATTTCTGTTGACTTACCTGTGTTGAATGTTGCAGCATCATCCAGACGAGCTACAGGGACGTGCAAAGATCGATATAGTTTGCGCTGGAAGTACTGAACGTCGGTGAGTTCACCAAGATTCATACCACCAGGAAGAGTTCCGATTTCTGTTCCACGTCCACCTTCACGACGAGGAAGCCAGAAGTCTTCGGTCATTGTCTGAGTCTTCTTGTCGTCTCGGACTTCACCAGTCTCGGAATCATATACAATCTTATTACGATATTTGTTCATAATATCGTTTACATATTGTTCGGCCTTGACCTTGGGAAGATTACCAACGTCAATGTAGAAGATTCTGCGTTCTGGTGCTCGGGATAGACGATAGATAACAGTAGCATCTTCGAGCATTCTTAGCTGATTCAGTGGCTTGATTGCCTTGTGAAGATAAGAAAGTACCACAATATTATTCTTATCATCCACAAGACCTGATGTTACCGAAGCCACCGAGTCAACCGGGAGTCTTAGATTCTGGTGCTCATTGTATACATAGAACTCGGTGATATCAGAGATAACTTCCACACCACGAGGATTCTTTTCTCTGTTTACTTCCTTGATCTTTTTGACCCTACGAGGATCCATATAGGATAACTGTTGAATACCATCTTTGGGACTATTGGTATCAATGGCAATATAGTAGTAGATTCTACCATCGACATACCATCTCCTGAAAATTTCGTATGAGTTCTTATCGAAATTTAGCAGAGACAGGATGGTGGTGAATTCCTCTCTGATAGAATCTTTGATATCGTCCGAATACTTTACCTTCTGAAGATCAATTGAGACAGGGGCTTCCTGACCATCAGTAGAGATAGCTTCGTTTACGATTTCGTCTACAGCGGATTCGACCTCGGCCTGAAGAGCAACTTCTCGATACTTATTAATCAGTAGGTTCTCATTTGTTGTAGAGAATTCTAAAGAATAAGAAGTACCAAAATATCCACCAGAAGATACTACTGAGCCTTCGGTGTCAAGCGGAGGAACGATTGAGTTGATACTCTTTCGCTCCTCTTCCTTGAGTTCCTTTTCAGTACGAACAATTTTGAATCCAAAAAAAT